ACAAGTTCGGCGAGTTGTCGCCTGTAGCCGCGTCCGTAGGGTTTGGGTCTGTTGAGTCCTCTACGCCGATCTCGACATCTGGGTTTGCTTTAAGCCATTCGCGCCAAGTAGCAGGAAGTGTTTCGCCTTTGACGCCGAGCATGATGTACGCCCAGCAAGCCATATCTGATGCGCCAATACCGCGACCGTCAGACACTCGACGATTCTCTAAGCGTTCCCATTCAGCGATCGCAAATAGGTTCGTGATGAGTGTTTCTTTTTTGTCTCCGCGTGTAAGCGTAAGTTTGATCTTCACTATGTTTCCTTTCGTCGGGCCAAGGAAGGCCAAAGATTATGGGTTAGTTGTATCGGCTGAAAAGACTCCGCCCATCAGCGTTATATCAATCGATTGGAGCTCACCGAGCGAAGCCGAGATTACTGGAAGTGTCTCGAGATAACAGTTGGTGAGTGTAAAGCCTGGGTTGGTTGCCGAGTCCACTGCCGAAGTTGGCTTCACAATGACAGTTGTCTTTGTGCCGACCAATGGTGCAAGTGTTGCGTAAGTGGCGCTGGCTTCGTAGCTCAAAAACAAGGTTAGGGTACATTCATTATCCTCGAGGCCAGCCGTAAAAGTGTTTGAAGTATTTCCGAAAACCGTGTCATTCAGGGCCGTGACAGTGCGATTCAAGGTGGCGCTTGTGCACCAGCCCGTTAGCGCGGTGCCGCCAAGTGTGACTGTCGGATTTGAGAGGATTGTGGAAGTGGCCATGTGAGTTACTCCTTGGAAGTGTTGGATTTAGTTTGACACATAATGAAGCCGAGAGTGTGGATTAGGCAGTCTGCACGACAGTTGAGACCGACAGCTCATAAGCAGGAAGCGTCGAGCCACCGATGTCCAGGTTGGTTGGGCGTCCAGATACGACCCCAATGTTCAAGGCGTAGATCTGGGCAAGGATATTTAGCAGGCTCTTTTGGGCGTCAAGGTTGCCCGGGCCTAGCGTGATGATCTGCAAAGTGAAGTTCAACTTGGCGACATTGTAGTTGTAGCCATCAATAGAATCGATATTGACGAAGACGGAAGGTGGAGAGATGTTGCGCGGATCATTATTTACTTGGAGCCCTACGACCGTTGAGAGCTTTGCTACAAGATCGTCGTAGCCTTCGTTGAATAGATCTGTGTAGTTAGGTACAGCCATTAGGCGACCTGCGGACGATCAATCCCCAAGAGCTGGCGGATCATTCCGTTTAGACCCATCACAGGAGTTACGCCCATATTTTGAAACGAAGCAAACTGATCTATTGATCCGCGCTGGCGATACAAAGACCCACCGTACATCTGCGTTCCAAGCAAGACATCTTGCGAAGGCACAGTCGTCAATGAATCGATGTAACCGCTCTCCATTCTTCGGCGCCACGCAAACTGACTGCATGCCGAAGCACAGATAGTCAGGAAAGCGGCATCAGCTGCGGTCGCTGTACCGATACCAAGCCAGTCCTCAAGCATCGCCGCAGTGACCCAAGTGCAAGTCTGGGTAATTGTTAGCGTGCCAGAAGCGGCAGTCCGAGCGACATCAGAAGCGGTCTTTGCGTAAAGCACCTGATTCGGAATGGTGACCAAAGGATCAAAGAGAAGATCCCCTTCATCGTCCACGCCCATAAACGCATACTGCGGCAGAGCGTAGACAATGTAAGTTCCGTTGAAAGTTGCATCGACATTCGTGATGACAACGCTTGCGCCAACTTCAATCTCGGCTTCTGTAAGAAGTTGTAAGACCGCGTAGTTGTCGGTGAGCTGTTTATGTGTGACCGTGTAGGCGGCCATAAAAGCCTCCTATCGGCTGATTAGAAAGTCGCTTTGACGAACTTGGAAGCGTCAATCATCAAGGTTGCAAGATACCCTCTGAAGGCGATAGTCCTAGAAAGAGTAGAAGGTACATCAATACTGATTGCGCCCTTTTGCTGCTCGAAGATCTCGTAGCCCGAAGCATCGCCAACGATGACGGTGTCTGTTGCAAAGTTGCGATCAACTACTACTTGAAGACCGAAGGCGACGCCGTTTGGCTGTCCCGGTAGCAAGTTGCCGAATGCGTTCATTGGGCCCACTGCTGGGAACAACGGACGATCGGCTGTGTCGGTCAAGCCGAGCAAGTAGCCCCACATGTTTGGCGATACAAACAAGTGTGTTGGCAAGTTGCCATTCGAGCCTGAAAGGATTGTTTGTGCAGCTGATCCAACGAATGCGCTCCACTGTGCTGGGTCTGTTGCGTTGTTTCCAAATGCTGCGGTGACCGATGCGCCTGCAACAAGGTTGTCTGCTGCGACATTGTCTGTTGCGTTTGCGTAGATACGACCCATGTCGTCAAGTACGAGACCGATGATCTCGGGGGTACTCCAGTCGATTGATTGTTCGGACAAGGTCACATATCCGCCGTATGTACCTTTTGTGACTTGGTTGTCGGTAACGACAAAAGTTCCTTGTTGAAGTGCTGCGTTTTCTGATGATTGCACTGCCATTGAAGTATGCGTTGTCACTTCTGGTCGGATGAAAACTTTTCCGCCTTGTGGCATTGCTTTCGCGCCTACAGCATCAATGACTGGACGACGACCGATGAAGTTGTTGTAGACAGGTTGAACGATTGGAAGTGGAAGTACGCCTGGAATGTCGGTTGTGATGACATTCGGTGCAGCTGCTTCGATCCCTGCGCGCATCTCTGCGAACTTGTCAGGATTCGTTACGAATGCCGAAATGTATTCGGCTGGTGTTGGCATGTGGAACTCACGCTTCGCGGTAGCGAAAATTGTTTGAGTTGCCTTTGATGCTTCAATAACTGCTGGGGCTTCGACTGTTTCGTTCATGGTTTCTGTCTCCTGTTGAGGTGCTTCTTGAATAGTAGTAACTTCTTCTTCTTCTGGGGTGGATGCTGCGACTTGCTGGATCGGTGCGTCAAAGGCTCCGCGTGCGACTAGCGAAAGTTCGCTCCAAGATGCCGAGGTGACGATCATTGTGCCTTCTTTGTCGTACTTGAACTTAATCGGTTCTACGCCAACCGAGACTTCGGGAAGCGCGCCGTCGGCCGCAAGAATAAGCGCTTCATCGCCGTCGCGAGTGTTAGATACTTTTGCCACGAAGAGCATGCCCTCGGGTGTTTCTAGACGCTCGGTAACGGTGCCGATGACCTTGCTTGAGTCGTGGTACATCTGGAGAGTCGGTGCGCGTCCGTCTACTGGCAAAGAGCCCGGGGCGAAAGCCACCATAGTTCCGTCGCTTACTTTTGCTGGAGTGTTGTATCTGACCGCAATGCCCGAGATCGTGCGGCGCGGTGCTTCTCCTTCGGCGGCGTCAATCGTAAAAGATTCTGTGGTAAGTCTGATCATGGTTGGATCCTAGTTTTCTATAAGTGCGTCTTGAGGGATATCGGTTTCGTTCATTCGGTCTTCTGGCATGTCGCCGCTCATGTAAGCCTCTGCCAAGAAGTCGTCTGTATCGAAGCAAACAAAGGTACCCCTTGGGAGCACATTGTCGCTTGAAAGTGTTTCGGTAATGCAGTCCGCGAGAGCTTTGCAGGCGTAAGTCCAAAGATCAATTCGTGATTGTTGGCTGGATTGATACGAGTAAGCACCGATAGAGACCGACAGCAAGTAAGACGGTACGCCAAGTATGCGGCCAAGATCGCGCGCCGAATAGTCAGCGGACTCAATCATCAGCATCTTGTCCGGTGTAGCGGTCGTAGGTACATACTCTAAAAACTCATTCAAAGCAGCTGTATTGTTTCCGGATGTTCGCGCAAGATTAAACTGTGCAGCTAAGTCCGAGAGCTCCTGTGCCGATAGCGGTTCTCCGCCAGTCTGCTTTAGGTAGCCCGAAGGCAATACCGACTGGGACGCTCGAAGCCGTGACTCTTCTACGCGGAGTGCGATCTCTACAGCGCGCGCCCCAGTCGAGTTCAGTGATTGCATCGGTGAGATGAATTGCACAAGATCGCGCGGATCTAGCGTGATGCCGTTGAAGACAACTTGCTTAGAAGGGCCGAAGTAGACCTCGCCCTGCTGATCGAGTGTCTGCACCATGGCGGCAGGTAGTCGAGTGAACGATGCTGGGTAGCCGTCTGCGGTGCGTGACTCAATCATCCAGAAGGCGCGACCCTCAAAGATCAAATCGTCAATAGTCCAGGAGATGATGAACTGGTTTGGAACGGACTGGTCAATTCGCGACAGCCATGATCGAGGAGCAAGTGGGACTTCTTCCATTTCTTCGCCGTTCCACATTTCGCGGTACATCTCAAGTTTCATTCCCGAGATCGTGTCGCAGATCAAGTCTCTACCGCGCACGATCACAGGAAGCGTCATCGCACGGGCTCTCCGCTGACCCTGTTGCCACGATACAAACGAGCGCAAAGGAGAATACGACGAAGCACCTACAGCCGCTTTAACAGATGGTTCTACGGACGCAGTGAGTTCACGGGATTTTGAGAAGATAGCCATAACACATGATGACACATAAAGAGCGGATCATGGTGGCACTCGCCCAGTCAGTTGCGGTATCCCGACGACAGGCAAGCAAGCGGACGAGTGCCGAGATGATGCTAGTTGGCGATCAATATCATCGAAGGCTTTTGAGAGTTGCCCGGGCGTGCAGCTGCCGCCGCTCCCCAAATCATAGTCCGACAAAGCTCAATCGGCCCAGCCGACTTCTGCGACGACACTGCGATCGAGCCTTGAGTTCTCACCATGACCGCTCGACAGACATGCTCGGCAAGCATCGCTTCGCCAGTGTGAACTAGCCGTCCTTCGCTGATCATATTTCTTACGATGGGGGTGTATTGCAGTATTTCTTTGTAGCCCATGACAACGCGCCGACGCTCAAAGATCGGTGGGCAGTGTGCGTCAATTGTCGGTGAGAAGATGAACTTGATTGCAGGGTCAGCGGCGAGAGCTGCGACATGAGCCCACAATTCTTTAGCGGTCTCGGCAGTGAAAGCGACCGAGACACAAGTACGACCGTCGCCAAGCGCGACCGACTTGGTAGCGAAGTAGCGCGACTCATCCATAGACGCTTCTACCGAAATTACGCCGCCAGTAGGGATCGGGCCGTCGTACTCAAGGTCAGGCCAGAGATGAGTCTGAATCCAAGACTGGGTGCTGGCGATCCACATGTTGCAACTGCTTCTTAAGAAGTTTGCACGGTCTGGATCTTGTGACTCGGCGCGCAAAGTCTCTATGCGAAGAGTGTGCCCGATCGCAGGGTTCGCCCAGAGCCACGATGATTCCTGCATCGGATCGAGTGCCGGGGGGATAGACCATTCTGCAAAGTAGAAGTTTGAGGGTTGCTTCTTGTCAATAAGTCGCAGCGCGTTCTCTCTGAATCTGATAAAGGCCGCACTCGATTCGGTGCCAGCCGTGCTCGCCATCAACAGCAAAGGAGATCGGCGCGCGCGCTGGGTCGGCATCAATCCTGCCATTGCCAATTCAGAGACATCGAACAGCTCATCAACTATTGCAAGATCTACCGACATGCCGTGACCGACCGAAGGGTTGGCGGCGCGTACCATCCAGCGCGATCCGTCTGGCATCGTTGCAGAGTTTCGTCCAAAGGTCTTATATATTTTTGCGCCGAAGCGATCCTCAAGAAGTGGTGCAAGTTCCTCAAAGAGCATTGTGGAAAGTGACAAAGTGTGAGCGGTAGACAAGACCGTTTGTTTAGTGCCGCGTATCTTTGGCATCTCGAGCAACCAAAACAGAATGACGCACTGTAACAATACGGACTTGCCACACTGACGAGCCACCGATAGCAAGCCAGATCGGTGCACAAGATCATCTTGCCCATCTGGAGAATGGCTGAAAGATAAAAGGTTCTCAAGATAATGGACTTGCCAAGGCATGAGCTCTATGCCGAGATGCTCCAAGGCTATGTCCCCCACAAGGCCAGCCCACGATCCGTCACAGTCTGGAACGATCGTCTCAAGTCTTGGCTGGTCGTGGTTGATCTTGGCTGGTTCAGGCTGGTCGGGGCTGATCGGGAGACACGATTGGA